ATCATTAGTAATGCCTCCGATGGAAGAGGTTGCTGCAGTTCAATGTGGGATTGCTAAAGATGAAGATAATGGAATTTCGCTTCGTTATACCATTGGATTCGATATTATCAACGGACTTAACTTGACTCGCTTAGAATTCTTTGCGGGATATAAATGGCATCAGCAATATGCCATAAAAGTTGTTAGCGCAATTAGCTAAGGTAAGTTATGTCTTATATTGTCTATCACATCGCTCTTTTGCCAGAACTTCTTCATGATGAAAAAAGCTATCTTGAATATTTATCTACTGGAGAGTGGTTTGATAGGCCTCAAGTAAACCAAAAGGGGAATAGAAATGAAACAGAACGGCTACTCAGTGGGTTCCGGAAACAAGGCAATGAATCCGGACAATTCGGATTGTCAGAAACTCCAAGGGAAGATTTACAGCATTCCCGTTCTGAAGAACCAGGACGTGAAGAACGTAATGAAGCTCGGGAAATTGGAGCAAACGAAAGCGGTGAAGAAAAAATACTAAAAGTAAAACGGCGAGGACGCCCAAAAAAATATTAAGGACTTCATATGTCGACTCGTACTACAGAAGATTTAGTGCTATCGGCCTATCATATGTTAGGCGAGATTACACCTAATGAAGTTCCTTCAATGGGGCAAATAGACCAAGGCTTTAATATCTTTAACGATATGATTGGCGCTTTGTCTATGTCAAGTATTTATATACCGTTTGAGAGTAAAGTAAGTTTTGTAACTCAGCCTGCAACCGATAAATATATTTTTACAAATGAATTGCAGCCAATAGGGCCGCCCCCATTGCCGGGAGATCCTGTTTTTATTGGTTCAAATCAAATAGTTACACTTAATTTTGTGAATATTCAATTTTCTGGAGTTCCTGGAACTGTAATTTATCCAGTAAGAATACTAAGCAAATCAGAATTTTATGGGATAACAAGGGTAAAGGATTTGCCGGGTCTTCCTGTTTATTGTTTTTTAGATCGTCAAAGAACAGAAAGCACATTGCAATTTTACCCAACTCCTAATCTTGAATATCCAGTAGAAGTAAAAGCAAAGTTAGCGCTGGATTATGTTACGCGATTTACTGATATAACAGCACTCCCACCTTTTTATTTCAAATTTTTAAGATATGCAATTGCCAGAGAATTGCTTGCTTATTATCCCACCGCAAATTGGCCTGCTCAATCAGAGTCGGAATATTTAAAAATGGAAAAGCTTATTTCTGGGGCAAATGATTGGAATTGCGCTGTAAAAACAGACCAAACGCTTAATATGGGTCGTCAGCCTTATGCTTTTGCAGCTAATGGCATCTTAATTATATGACCACTATTGCTGCAGAAAAAGGTATGAACTTCCCAGCTGTGGGAAGTTATCGAGCAGATAAAATAGGTAAAATAAGTTCAGAAAGAACTTTGAATTGGTATGAGGTTATTCATCCTCATGGGAAAAAGCAAAATGCTCTTCATCCCACGCAAGGAACGAAATTAAAGGCAACAATTGGGATAGATAACGGACCAATTCGCGGTACTTTCGAATTCAAAAACAATCTTTATGTTTGTGCAAATAACAAATTATTCAGGATTGATACATCATTTGTAGTAACGCAACTTGGCATTTTGACTTTCACCACAACAATGGGTTTTGTAGATATTGACGCGAACCAAACCCAGGTTATTTTTGTAGATGGTGTTTCTGGACTTTTGTGGGATACAGTTGCATTAACATTAACAGCGGTTGCATTTCCTGTAGGTGTTATTCCTAATTCTGTTACCTACATGGATGGTTATTTTATTGTATCAGATACGATAACTAATCGATTTTATGTCAGCGCTCTAGATAATGGATTGAGTTGGCCAGCATTGAATTTTGCGTTAATTAATTCAAATCCTGTTTTTGCTCGAGGTGTCCAGCGACTTAAAAGGCGTCTTTTTATTTTTGGTACAGTAATTACAGAAGTATGGCTTGATGCGGGTACGGCTAATTTTCCTTTTCGACGAGATAATAATCTATTATTTGAGCATGGTCTTGAGTCAGAGGGATCGCTTGTTGAAGGGTTTGACCGCATGTTTTATCTATCTCGAGATAAGAATGGCGTCGGATCTATAAAAATGGTCGAAGGTACATTGCCGGAAGATATAAGTACTTATGAAATTGATAATGTTTTGCAGGGACTCTCAGATACTAATAAAGCCATTGGAATGGTCTATAAAATAGATGGAATTATTTTTTATAAGATAAATGTTGGTGGCCGAACATTTGTATATAATGTAATCATGTCTTCGCCTCAAAATAGAATGTGGCATGAAGAGGCTATGTTAGATGGAACTCAACATATAGCTAATACACATGCTTTTTTTGCTAATGCTCATTATATAGGCGCATACAATAGTGGAAAGTTATATCAATATTCGACAGATTTTTTAAATAACGATGGTCAAGCTATTCATCGAATGAGAATTTGTCATGTTATAAGCAATGATATTTATTCAAGAATTAGAATTGATAGATTACAGATTGACATGCTTCAAGGAGTTGGTATTCCAGGGACGGACAGAACAGACTTTGCATCTTTGGTTGCAAATAAAGACCAGAATCCTACATTGAAATTAAGTATATCCTCAGATGGTGGAGTTACTTATCAGGGATTGCCTGATGGAACAATTGGTAAAGTTGGTAATAGGATACATAGAACAAAATGGGAAACATTGGGCGTTGACTATGAGCATATTATAAAATTTGAAACATGGAACTCCGTCAAGTGTTATGTTCTTGGTGGTGCAATTTATGGTGAGACATTACCTTTATGAGTAATCAACAATTACCACCACCATTTATTGCGGATCCTCCAATTTATAATGATTTGTTTAATAGAAATGGGTCTATATCAAATTCTTGGTCTAACTGGTTTGATTCTATTACTCGTGTAACAGGCCGTGTCATAGTGCATGATTATTTAATTGTGGGTGGAGTTAGGACGCAAGAGTTCCCTACTTTACAAGCGATATCAATGACAACGACGGAAAGAGATTCATTGGATAATGCTAGAGATGGCGTGATCATTTACAACACGACAACTGGAAGAATGAATTTTAGAGAAGGTGGTGCATGGGTAACATTTGTTCCGATAGCTGCTTAGAAGTAGTTGAAACTAGAGATTTCAAAGAATTAAAAAAGCTTGTTCTTCACAAAGATATTGTTTCAGATTTTTTATCTAAAAATAACGAAGATTTTGAAAGCAAAATAGACAATAACAAAATTATTTTTTATCTATTAAGAATAGATGGTTTTAATTGTGGATTTGTTGCTTTTGTAGATGTAGGTCATTTATTTAATAGTGAAAAAATATTCTTTCCCGATATAGGTATTATAAAAAATTTCCGAGGAAAACTTTCTTATAAATTAGCAAAAATTGCTTTAGATAAATTTATGAATGAAGTTGTTCCAAATAAATTATTCGCGAAAATAAGAGCTGATAATAAAAAATCTATTTATTTTGCTTTAAAGACAGGATTTAAAATTTTAAAACACGATGACAAAAATTATTTTTTGGAGGTTATATGGGCGACATGATTGACACACTTTTTGGTGGTGGCGGTGGAAAAGGATATGAAGATATTCAAAAAGGTATTGCTCATGGTATGGATACAAGACGAGATTGGGAAAACCGTGCAGAACAAATGCTTTCGCCATATATGGGCGATCCACGATTAATGAATCAATATGAAGGTGCCATTAAAGGAGGCGCTGATCCGACTGCTTTATATAAGCAAATAATGGGATCTTATGCGCAATCTCCATTGGCTAAGATACAAACGCAAGCCGGTATGGATGCTATTAGAGGAGGGGGAGCAGCCAGTGGAATGCATGGAAGTGGACAAGAAATGCAAGACCTTCAAAAGAATGCACAAAATATTTCAGCTGCTGACCAGCAAGATTATTTATCAAAAATACTTGGTATGAGAGGAGATTATTTAAATCGACTTGGTGGATTAGCTGGAAATGAATCTCAACAACAATTTAATGCAAGAAATAAGGCTGGAGGATGGCGCTATGGAACAGGTGGTGCATTAGATGAAGATCTCCAAGCACAAGGTAAAGCAAGAGGCGCAGAAGATATGGCGCGAGCTGGCGGATGGAGCAATCTTTTCAATACTGGGTTAGGACTATTTGGAGCTGGCGGTGGTGGAATACAAAATTTACTTGGTCCTCTTGCCAAAGGTGCTATGAATTTTAGTTTTTAATTTGGAGTCATTTAAATGCCTGTTCAATTTAATCTTCCAGCGGTACACCCATTAGATATCTTAGGCGCTTTGGCTCAAGGATATGCTTTAAAAAAACAAGGTGTTGAATCAGATTATGCCAAGCCAATGGCAGAAGAAAATTTAAATAAAATTAAAGCATTAATTCAAGGTCAAAATTTATCTAATCAATCTGAACAATTAAAGATGCCGTATGTAGCACCTAAAGAACAATCATTATTAGATAAGTTAAAATCTGAAATTGCTAAGACACAAACTGAAACGCAATATATTCCAACTAAATTTCAGCAAGCGGCACAACGCCTTGGTATTCAAGGTGGAAATCTTGATTTAAATCGAAAAAGATTTTCTCCAGAGAATTTAGATATTTTGAATAAATTGCGTCTTTCACAAATAGCTTCTGCGCCAGGAAGAGGATTAAGCGCCCTTGGTAAAAATATTTTGGAGCAACAAAGACTAGAACAAGGTCAAAATATTTCTGGCGCTTCACCAGGAATACAACAATCGCAAAGCCAAATTCCTGGATCGCTATTATCTCAACAAGCGCAACAAGGACAACAGGAACAATCTGATCAAACGGAATCTCCTATTCAGAATATTAGCCCTCAAGCGCAACAGTTGATTAATCAATATAAATTGCAGCGTGTAAAACAAACTACAGATTCGTCACTTAGAAAAGCATTCCCTCAAATAGCGAGTATTGATAAGACAATGGCATCTATCCCATTTGAAACAGTTTCACAATTTTTTGGACCAGAAGGACAGATGAAAGCTGGTCAGGAATATTTGAAATCAGGTGCAACAGGAAAATTATCTCCTGACTATAAGGCTTATCAAAATTTTATGACTGTTCAAGGTCCATCTTTAGTTGGTCAAATGCGTCAATTTTTACAGGATTCCGTAACCCCTGGCGCACAAGAGCATTTAAGAAATATTGTAATGCCAAAAAAATGGACATCAAATCCAGCATTAGCTATGAACCAATTCCAAGCTCTTAAAAATTTATATGATATTGAAAAATCAA